ACGTTCACTAGCCGCTAGATATTGTGTCTGTGGGCCGGGATTAGCTTTAAATACTACTTCTTGTGCGAACTCTACATCAAAAGGTGCTGGTGCTACTTGCGCTGGTACTCTATGTACAGGCTCTTGCTCAACTATCCTCGTCGTAGGTGTAGTATCCAAGTCTTTCTTTTTCGAGCGTTTCGTATTGCGCTTTTGTTTCTTCGAGCCAGAGGGCAAGCTTGCGTTTAATTTGAGCAAGTGACTTACGTTTTCTTTCGACATCTATGCGCTTCTTAAGTCCATCATGGGTTATGCGTCTGCCTGACTGTGTAGTTAACCAAGCAGATACTTCTCTGTAAGAGTACTGCTTTAGATGTTTCTTTGCAAGCTCTAATAGTTCTAGCTCTGTAGGGATAGGCTCTAACCACTTCTCATCTTCCGGATCTATTATGTAGCCAAAGGGTACAGTCCGTTTAGATAGTCTGGGTATTCGTTCCCATCTTTTAATATGAGAGGGCTTTGGTAGCATCCAATAGCCCAATTCTGTTTTCTGGAAGTCAGTCTTATGTTTCATCGCCCTGTGAGGAATCCTTTGGTGGTAATATAAATAGACCTCCGCTAGACTCCACTGCAACTTTCTCAGTTTTCACTAAGCCAGAACGGTCAAGAACCTGACCTGCAGCTATCATCCTCTCCTTGACACCTAACTGTGTAGGGTCATCTAAAGCTGAGCCATAAGCTATAGCCGCCTTCGGGCCTAGCCTAGACATATACTCTTTAGTAGCATCAAAGATTTCATCCTTCAATGCTGACGTAATAGATCTAGTAGGTGTTCCGTCACTATAGCCAGCTAAACGCTTAGCCATAACAACATCTCCGGAAGCCTCTTCAAAAAGGACTTCCAGAAATTTTTGTTGGTTCTCTGTAAGGTTACGAGCCATTCATTCTCCGTCTGATATCATGCCTTGCGATACCTATATCTTTTAATTCTCTATCTGTAAGGTGTGTAAGTAACCACAGATCTGCTCTTGCTTGTTGTGACTTTTGTATTGATCCGTTTAAAGCTTCTAACCATTTTGAAAATGTTTTAAACATTATATTTCTCCAGTGAAAATAACTACAAGTAATTTGTAGCCTACTGGAGCATAGTTATATTTATATAGTTATATCATACTATAGATAATAATGCAACCCCGTTATGCTTTAACGGGCAGGATTGTAAAACTGCTTACAAGATATTAGTGCTTCTATTGTGTTAGCTGTTTCAGCATAAGCAACAATCTTATCACCTGCATGTAAATGTACATGACTAGAGTTAAACACGTTCTCTGCAGAGTTACCAGCTATAGAGTGAGCTTTCAATACATGATGGTAGTCAGTAGTATCTGCATGGTAAAACTGTATGTTTATTTTTTTAGTGGCACTATTATTATTAGACAGATGAAGTATATCTATAGTAGCATCATAATTAGGCGGACACGTATACACAACAGTAGCACTAGCACCTGCTGAAGTAGATGCTATTGTTTTTGCTTCTGTGTCTGTTGTGTAGTTACGATCAACCATTTACTTTCTAGCCATCCTATTAGTCTTCATAGAAGCACCGCAGTTAGCCATGCCACCAGCTTTGTATCCCATCTTCTTAGCTACAGCAGGTGCGGCTTTCTTCAAAGCCTTCATACCTTTAGTCATACCGCCGTGCTTATACCCTGACTTCTTCTTCATGTCTGAATCCTTCATCATTGTACCGTCTGGCATTTTATGCATACCTTTTTTCATTGTCAGTCCACCTTCTGATGCTCTAAACTTTGCAGTCTTATCTGCAATTTTCTTTGGTTGTTTTACGAATTGTTTTCCTGCCGCTGTGCCTTTACGCTTAGCCGCAGTAGTAGCCGCATATTCTGCGGAGCTTAAAGCTTCTCTTGCTTTCTTCGGGAGGTAACGTTCTCCTGTCTTACCACTGGGTTTGCCACTCTTAGTTCCCCAGTTCTCTTTAGTCCACTTCTTGAGTGATTTCTGTGGGGCTTTCATGACTTCTTGTAACCTCCACCTGCCGCTTTATATTGTTTAGCTAACATCTGAGCTTTACGTGCAGACCATTGACCTGCATTACCACCACTAGTTCCTGCTTTAATCTTATTGAATAAGTTCTTACGCATTGTTGGTTTAGTGTAGTTACCTGATGCATTGACAGCCATTTAAGATCCCTTTACCCATTTCTTAGAAGGAGACTTAGTTTTGCTACTGCTCCACTTTACTTTATTTGCCCAGTAAGCGGCAGACATCTTACCCTTCTTGATGTTCTTAGCGTGACGACTCTTGAAAGCCTCACGTTGTCCGGCGGTCTGGTTTGTCTTAACACCTTCCTGTCCGAACTTTATATACTTATACTTGCCACCTTCAGAAGCCATAACGTGATGAGACTTATCTGTAGAGTCATTAAGACGTTGCGGTTTGTTTACAGCCTTAAGACCTACGGCCTTCATCTTATTCTTTACTCGCTCAGGTATCGCCATTAGATCATCTTCAATGCTTGCTCTAGTGTTTCTTTGTTTCGTCTAGTCCAACCTTTTCCGAATATCTTAAAGGTATCTAAGCCTTCATAGAATGCTTGACGAACACCATATACATAATCAATAATAAACTTAGGGTCTTTCTCTAATATAAGACCTAATGTCTGTGGCCCTATAGATCCATCCGCTGTAGCTCCTACTGCTCGTTGGATAGCCTTAGCTGGTCTGCCTGATCCGGAGTTAACTGCCCAATCAAACGCACACCAATCTACACCTGAAGGTAAATGATCGCCCTTAACTCTGTCCCAGTAGTTCTTCTTGTAGATCGGGCCTACATCGTCTGGCGTTAAGTCACGCATCTCTTCTTCGGTAGACTCTCGGCCTATCCATTCGTCGTATACTCTCTTAGTTACACCAAGATTAGTCATGCCACCGGGGTCTTTGGGGTGATTTACGAATCCTCCCTCGTGTTCCAGTAACATGTGTAGACATTCATCAAAATTGTTTTTCATTATTTCTTCCCGAAGTATTTACTTACACCACGCATACCAATACTGGCACTAACGATCCCACCCAAAGAGTATTGATACCAATCTGGCATAATCTCTAGGGCAGTAAACCCTGCTTGTACGATCTGATTGCCCCAATCACCACAGAATGCTAGGATTAACGGGATACTAAACAATAAAGTTATCCATTCGTCCTTCCAACTGTTCTCTGTAGCTTTCATAGCCGCTATATCCCAGTCAATCTCACCGGTGGCTATCTTCATCTTAGTTTCAGCCTCAGCTTTCTTAACTGCAGTCTTGCCTTCTATCATTGTACCAGCAAGGTTGGCTACTTGAGTGATTAAACCTAAGCCCATCATCCGTTGTTCCCCTTTACTTCCTTCTTACTCATGTTAGTTACCCCAAAGAATACGGATACTACACCAGCTACAGAAAGAAAGTAGATCGAAGCCATAGATCCTATAATGTCTGCGGCTTTCTCTGCCCCTATTAGTGTACATAGTAGTACAAGGAACGGATAAGCTAACATACCAGCTAAACAAAACCAAGCCATACGTCTTTGTGCATCTCTTTGACTGTCTTCATCGTCGAGCCGCCTACGTCTATCTTCTAGTTCTAAAGCATCCCACTCAGATCGGTCTATCGAGCCGCTACCATTAGTGTCTACATCTTCAAAGCTTGTCATTCTTCCCAATCCCTCTTCCTGTTAGGGTCAAGTACATCTCTTTTGTCTATCATCCCCTCTAGATACATAGCTCGTTCTACTCTATCTAAAGTATATCTTACTCCGGTGTCACCTTCGATGGCAGTACGGACATAGAACACGTCACTCTTGGGGATATGAACACGGTACATTGCACGAGAGTCATTAGCGGCTAAGGCTTTATAGAACTCTTCAAGTACATTTTCACTTGCATATAGTTTTATTCGTTTTGTCATTATTGTCAATACATATTTCAGATAAAATTGTACCGCAAACTAAATGAGAGTTTACATCATCGTTAAGGGAAGGAGACAAATGAGGAGACTTAACAATAATACAGTCAATCAGATAGTCTACGGTACTTTAGTTACACTTAGAGTTATAACTTCTTTATTAGTTAAGTCGTTTATTGTCTTAACCTTGTACAAATTAGTATATACTACTCTAAATATAGTGTCAACACCTAAGTTTCACTATACGTAACACTTTACCTAGATCCACGAACTGATTTACAACACTCTTAGTTAAACTTTATAGTAAGATATTTTTTTATTGTAACTTTATATTTAACTTATAGTTTAACTAAGCTTCGCTACGCTCAGTTATAACCATTTTAGTACCCCTGTCAAGCCCTAAAGTGCATATGGTAACGATATGTTACAGTTTGTAACACTTTGTGTACAGCTTTGCCCGTTTCAAAATCCACTTCTGTGTAGGAGTACATATACGTATACGGGTGGATGGGGGGTGGCCCTCGCCGCCGCAGCACTAATGATAGTCTTTTATGCGTTTCTATGGTGTTTCTATGGTTAACCTATTGATATTGTTATGCTTTTATACTGATTACTTATCGGAGAAACCTCCTAATCATTAAAATATACTATAGTTTAAATAATAGGTGATGATTTGAATAATTTCATGCACCAAAACCATACCCCTCTTAAAAGCTTTTCTAAAAGATATACCCCTAAGTAAAACCGTTCTTGGAAATTCCAATAACACCAAAAGAAAAACCCATAGCAAAACATAGGCCAAAAATTATTTTATATAATGCTATTGACTATTCTTAAAAAGTGTGAATGCTAAAGAGACTTAAGCAATCAAGCTTTATTAATTGGAGATTACAACATGACTAAAACAAATCTAAAAACAGTAGCAACAAATTCCGTAGATAACTTTATCAGAATAGG